TTTGGGCGTCTCGAAAGCTGGCCAGCCCTTTCCGGGCTTCCTCTGCTGCCTCCGCCAGCACATCGAAATCCTCTTCATACATCTCCGCGATCATGGCGGAGGTAATCGCCTCGCGCGGCATATCGCCCAGAGAGACGATCTGCCCGGCCATGCAGCAAATTTCGTAATTGTTTTTGTCGGCCAGAAACAACGGATCGCCGGTCGCGGCGATAATATCCTTCACCATGCGCGGCCTGACTTCCAGCGCCTTGTGCCTGCGGCCATCATATTCCACCCCGATGGGGAGGGCTTTTGTAATCGTAAACATAACGCTCCTTCCTGTGTTCGTTCAGGCAGCGCCCGGATCAGGAACGCTGCCTGATCCTGAATTAATTTTTCGCCTTCGCGCCGAATTCGATGGTGCGAACCACTTCGTTGTCGCCGTCATACTTCGCTTCGCCGATTTTCAGCGTGTAGACGCCGGTGTACTTGATGCGCGTGCCGTCCATCCGATCGATGGTCAGCGTGCCGCCCTTGACCGCGCTAAAATCAAATTCCGCGCCGTCCGCCGGGACAACGTAATCGACCTTGCAACCCTGCCGGGCCACTTTCGTGAAGTGGCCGGTCTGATTCATGAGATTCACCTGGCCGTGCACCTCGACTTCATTTTCCGTCACCGACTTAAAATCCGTAATGGACTGGCCGTTGATCTCCAGGAGCACCTGGCTTACAAATTCATCTGACATTTTAAAACCTCCGGTTTTTGTGAATTGTGAAACGTGAAAGGTGAAGGGGTTTTTCACCCTTCACTATTCACTACGTTTTTTACAGTAAAAGATCGATCCGACCGGCGAAGATATGCAGGCCGTTGACCACATCCGTCGGGATCTTCGCGTTGAGCCGATTGACATCGGTTGCATCGCGTTCGCATATCACGCCGTCTTCGTTGTTCTCCACCTCTTCGACGATCTCCAGATCTTCAAGCTGATACAGCACGTCGAGAATCTGATCGCGGACCTTGTCCGGCGTTTTAGTGGAAAGCTTCTCGCGCGGGAAGCGCAGTGCCACGCGGGTGCGGACCGCCAGGCGGACATAATCGAGCGTGCGGATGGTGGTAATATCCAGCAGCGACGGATCGGCAATGCCCTGCGCATCCGTGACATATGTGGATATGGCGCGCACAATCTGGACGACTTCGCCGGGGCCGACTTCCAGCGGCGTAGCGCCGTTGGCCAGGCAGCTTTCCTGCTCGGTGCGGCTCAGCCGGTCGGCTATCGCCGGGGCGGCAATGCCCGTGAGCTCCAGCGTATTGAGCGGACGCGCCGGATCTTCTTCGGAGGCAATGACCGCCGCCATTGCCGCGCCAATCTCGTAGCCGGGGCTTTTCGTTCCGCGCAGATAGGCCGCCAGAATGCGTCCGGAATTGATCGTGGAGGTCAGCGTTGTAACGGTGGCCAGCACATCATCAATGCCGAACACCGCAATGGCCGGACGCTGCTCCATCGCGCCGGATATGCTATTGAGATGCGTTTTCAGCGCGGCGTAGGACGTTGCATCATAATACGGAACGGCAATGATATTGTAATCGCCGGAATACACAGCCGTCAGCGCCGTGGCCAGGGTCGGATCGACGGAACCGGCTGTCGTCGCTGTAAACGCTCCGGCCACGCCGTCCGCCGTAATCTCGACGGAAAAATCAATCTGGNNCCCTTATTCTTGGCCGTGAACGTCAGCGTGCCTGAATCAATGCCGAGGGTGAACGGAAGCGCCGCATCGTCTTCCAGCGCCGTCTTCAGCGCGGTGGCGATGGCTGCCGCCGTATCGGCTGAGGCAATGCCGATCTCGTATCGGACATTGCCGACATATAAGACCAGCGAGCCGCTTCCTGTGGCCGGGCCGGTTATGGCCAGCGTATGCACACGGGCGACGGGGTTTCCGCTGTCCGGATCATCCAGCGCGCAGACCGACAGATGCAGATACGGATTGGCCTTGATTGCGGCGCGGACCATCAAATGCGCAATGGAACCGGAGCCAAAATACGCAGCAGCCTCAGCATCCGAGAATACCTGCACAGGGACAGCCTCGGCGACAGATCCGGCGGCCAGACGCTGGCCGATGATCAGCATTTTCTGGGCGTTGGCCGGTAATGTCCGCACAGCCAGCTTGGTGTTAAACTCAAAATACTTCCCCGGCTTGCGGATCGAACTGGGAATCGTATCGAACGAAATATTTTTTGAAGCCATAAATCCATCCTCCTTTTAAAGGTGAACGCGAATCATCAAGAGTGAATTAATTGTCCTCTTTCACTTTCTGTTCTTCACGTTTCACTGTTTTTTTTATGGGAACGTCCACTTTTTTTGCGGGCACTTCCACCAGAGAGCCTTCTGCCACCAGCCTCCGGTAATACGCGGTGTCCGGAACGCTCACCGGCACGATATCGCCGATATGCTCACGGGGTTTTCCTTCTTTCGGGCAGCGCGTGCCCGCTTTAGCGACTACATTCATTTTTATTCCTCCTCTAAATCGATCAGATCCGCGCCGTCGGCTTTATTATCGTCGGCGGGATCTTGCAGATAATAACTCAGGCCGACCTTCAGCAGATCGTCTGCATCGGCTTCCTCCAGCGGACCGACCACGAACCCTGTTTCAAATTCGATTTGAAAAACGAGCTTGCCTTCCTGCGCCTCTTTTTCATCTGTGATATTATCCAACCGCTTCGGCACCAGCGGCGTGATCGCCAGATCCAGTTGCTGGCCGATCAGCAGTCCCATGATCGCTTCCAGGATCGGATAGACGCCTTTGCGCCGGTCCGCCTCACTGCGCAGATTCTTAAATGACACGATGATGTACACCTGCGCCGCGAGCTTGAACTGCGACATGGTCGAACGGGTAAAGGCCCCGCCGCCGACAATCACGTTGACGACCGGCACATTCAGCGCCAGCTCACTGTGCGCTTTATCAATGCTGACGCGGTTCACGCCCGTCAATGATTCGTTCAGCAGGTCGGCAATTTCCTCTTCGATTTGTGTCAGCATTAGGCTCCCTCCGGTCGCCCGTGAATGGTGAATAGTGAATGGAAAAAAATTCACGTTTCACTCTTTACGTTTCACCTTTCACGTTTTAGTACCCTGTCATCTTACCCAGCGTGAAGATTCTGTCGCTGGAGGTTTTGTTTGCTTCCGCGCCGTCCGTTGTGGATGCCGCAGGCGGCG